ATGTAAATCTTTTGATTCAATTAAATTATTCTTATGTTCTTCATTATTCTTTTCCTTTTTTTGGTTATGCTTTTGGGGTTTATTGAAATCCATAAGTCACCTCAAATATAGTTCTGATAAAAAAAGAATCCCCTCTCCCCTTAGAGATTCTTTCTAAATTTCTATCTTACTCTAAATGCTGTAATCACATCATCTTGTACATGATCTAACTGAAATGCTTCAATACTTTCTGTACCTCTGTATAAATGATCTGTTATATATCCAAAGGCAACGATTGATTCATTTTCTAAACTTGCTCGACCATTTTTATACTTATCTTTTTTATTCCCTTTTTCGTTTTCATTATCAATATTCGGATTCGGTTTTAAATCAATCTCATTATTGTTGTCTGTTTGTGGGTCTGCATTATCATCTTCTTTTAAGTTCGTGTTTTCATTAGTAGTATCTTCTTCATAAGGCATTTCAATTTTTTTATCAAATTTATCTTCGGCTTTATCAAATCCATCTTCTGCTTTATCAATTGGATTATCTTCTGAAATAAAACCATCTTTCATTTGATAGCGTTCATCTAATGAATTGAATTGTCGATCATGTTCATACATTTCTTCATCATGCCTATTTAAATGAAGTTGGATACCATTGCGATCAACAGTTAAAAATCCTAACCAAATCACAACTACTATACCAACTACTATTAAAAGTGTTTTCATTTTCTTTCTCCTTTCGTATTTTTACTTTGTAGCAGTTCAGTTTTATATTTATGGCAATTGTTCAGATATTCCCATGTTTTTTTGCCTTGATCAATTGGAGAATCTTTTTCATCTAGCCTATCTTCTTTGTCTATAATGGCATAGCAAATTCGGTTACGAATTAACTTCACTTGCTTTAAGATGAAATCAATTTCCATATCTTTATCAAAGCAAAATGTTATTGGAACATTTAATTGCATTAATAAAAATGCTTGAACATTGCTCATTTCATTTCCTTCAAGTGATACAGTATTTTTAAATCCATATTGATAAGCTAACATACAACTTTTTGCGGATTCAAAAACCAATACTTCATTTGCTTCTTTGATATAAGAACTTGCTCTATGAAGATTGTATAAAAGTATCGACTTGTCACAAGGAATAAGATATAAATATTTTTTTTGTTCTGCTACAAGTTTATTTTCCCCGACATACCGCCCTTTAATTCCTACTATTTCTTTTCCATTGTTATCATAAATTGGATATATCACTCTATGGGTTTCAGTACAAAATCCAATTTCAAATTCTTTTTGTGTCTTACATTTAATACCACTTTTTATAAATTCTTCATGTGGTTTCATGATATATCTTGTAAGAATACTTCTATCAATTGGTTTGTTTTTTCGAGTACGATTTTTTTTAAATCTTTCTTTCTCTTTCATTTTGGACAAATAAGGTTTTAACCATTTATTCCATTCCACTGTTTTAGGCTTAGAAGTAATACCAAATATTAAATCATCCATGTACTCTTGCCATTCAAATAAATTACATATCCAAGCTTTGATCTCATATAAATTTTCTTTTACATCTTCAAAATCTTGACAGTCAAAAAGTATATATCCAATGATTGAAAATATATCTCCTTGAATCCCTCGATTCCGTATGTGTGAACCAAGACTTTCATTGTTCTTTATTTGAATGGCTCTTTTATTTTTACTTTGAAATTCACTAGGCAATTGTGCAATTATAAGTTGTCCATTTTGTTCTTCACTAATACTCATACATTCAAGTGCTTCAAGAATGTCAACGATTAATTCTTCATCATAAATTCTATTTTTAATTTCTCGTAAATCACTCACTAAAACACCTACAAACAATATTTAGTTATTTGTGATATTAATAATCATTGGCTATTTTCGTCCAGCCAATCTCTTTCCAAGAATTTGTATTCAAGTCAACTTCCAATACCAACACTGGAAGATTAGAAGAATTTGTTAATCCCCTTCTATTCTTTGAAACGAACATCAAATAATAATTTTTCATTGAATTTAACTTGATCGTTTTTCCTTTATCATTTTCAACTTTTAATGGACTGTCACCATTTTTTTCGCTATCGTGCATGGCACGAATATGACAACAAAAATCAACTGTATTTTTAATCTTTTTTCCATCACCAATTACTGTATAATCAAGAAATTTTGTATTGATATATGAATCTGCATTTTGAACCGTACAGAATAATCCCATATCCAAAGTATCTTTCTTAGCCAGTTTGTAAATTGTTTCAAAATCGTCAACAAATTGAACCCACCTTTCACGATTCCCACGATTCTCCGAAGGCTTACATGTATCTATTACTGCAAAATCATACCCTTTTCGTTTATAAAAACGTAAAGTTTGCTCTACTGAATCCATAGTGTAATGATCTATAGGAATAAATTTAATTAATTCTTCATTCTCAACATTTTCTTTAATCCATTCAACAGCACGTTTAACCCTTGCCTTGTCCTTGTCAATAAATTTACCATTATCTAATGACCTCCTATTGAATTCTGAATTATACTTAGCAATCATTTCATCATGTAATGGATTTCCAATTACGGTAGCTAATAATAATTTTTGATAAGCTTCAATGTCCATTTCATTAGCTATAATAACAAGCTTCTGTTTATATTTAATACACGACATTATGAGAGCAAAGACAATAAAAGATGATTTACCCATTCCCGAAAATGCAGACAATAGATATACTACTCCTTTTACCAAGCCATTCATAATGTGTGTAAAATTTTCTAATCCATAAAAAGGCATACCAACATTATTATCATCATCTAATTTTTCAATGAGTTGTTCTAAATTTCCAAGTAAATTATATTCCTTAATTCTTGAATCACTTGTGTTCATTTGAATTTCAATTAATTTTTCTGACCAATAATTATCAATTTCATGCCTTGTCATTTTGTGGTAATCATATTTTTTTGTATTAGCTATGATCTTATCACCAAATAAATCTCTAAGTCCACGAAGCAAAGCATACTTTTTTACTTCTTCAAATAAGCTTTCAAAATTATCTTCTAATCCTTTAGTGATAATCATTAATTCTTCAATCGTTTCATACTCACCAAATTTTTTAAATTGCTTTTCGATACTCATTTCTTTTATAATTTTTGCAACAGTTATATCATCAAAGATTTGAATTCCCCTACTAAACATTTCTCTACCAAGTCCAAGATAAAATTTCCATATCTTATTTCCAAGATGTGAAATGTTTAATTTTTCTGCTCCATAAGTTGAATACAATGAAGGCATATTCCACATGGTAGCAACTAACAATGATTCTGAAATATAAATTTCATCTTTTAAAACATCATTTGAAATTTTAATTTCTTCCAAATATTTCCCCTCCTTTTATTTCTATGATTTGGGGAATTTCTTCAAAGGCTCAACTCTATAATCACTGTAGCTATGATTAGGATTGACATACATATTATCTTCTCTTTCTTGTCTTTTTATTTCTCTAAAAGCGTCATTGATTTTTGATTCAATGATTCTAAAACCATACATCAATTCAGAAATTGTTTGTTTGAAATTCTTATTAGTTTTTATCCAATGAATTTTTTTACGATTCATTTCATAAGCTTTTCTGATCACTGAATATGGTACACCTTCTTTATATTTCTTGATCTTTCTCTTATTTAATTTGATTGTTCCATTCCTTAAATCTTGTAGGTAAACAAAAAATGGTGGTGGTAGTGAAGGATAGCCATGAATTTCTTTGATCGTATTGTAAAGTTCATCTAATTCTTTTTGCTCATTACATTTAAATTCCCAACAATCATAATGCCAATAGGTTTTTCTTTGTTTATTTTTTTCATTAGATTCAATATACATATCCGTTTTTGGATACAATTCTTTTTTACTACATTGTTTACAAGTCACATTTATATTTGTTGTTATGTTATCTTTTATTTGCTTTAAGATTGTATTGGAATTTTCTTTTGAATCTTTAGAGTGTAAAATTAAATCAGCATAGATTTCAAAACTTTCAAAGTCTTTTCTATCTGCATAAATTCTTCTGAATATTTCATCTACATTATCTTTTCGATACAACATTCTTTTAGTTCTTTCATTCTCATTCAAATTGATATAATAACATTTCAAATGTTCTTTACCAATTTTATTCAAAAGAGTTTTATATCCATTTGGTTCAATCACTAGACAATAATCTTTATTTTTATAATCAACTTCATGTAAAGATACTCCATAGTACCAATCATTTTCCTTGATGTAATAAACTTCTACAAAGAAATCCTCATTAATCTTTTGAATGAATTGATCATTGTTAAGAAAATGATAATGAATTCCTTCTGTTTCATTATGTCTAATTGGTCTTGTTGTATAGGTTGTAATTGCTGGAATGAATTCCTTTAGATGGTTTTGTACGGTTGTTTTCCCACTTGCTCCATGACCAAGAATACAATGAATCATATCTTCACCTCATTCTAAAATAAATTAGGTGGAACAAGAGTAGAAACTACTCTTGTTCTTTTGGTTCTCTAGGCTTTTCTAATAATACAATTGCTTGTTGCAATTCTTCATCTTGATATTTTTTGTAATTTACTGTACCAAATGTTTCCTTGAATAATTTCTTGACTTCATCTTGTGCTTCTGTAGTCATATCTTTAATTCGTTTTCCAATTTCTTTTACAAGATCAACAGTAGTTTCAGTAACTTTTTTTGTTTCAGATTGAATAAATTCTTTTGCTTCTTCTAGTTTTTCTTTAGCTTGTTCAATTTTTGCTTCTTCAACTGCTTGTACATCATGATCATAAACATTTAAAACTGCTTCTGAAAATACATTCAAGAAAGTTTTTGCGTCATAAGGAATGGTATCGGGAATACTTTCAAAGCGACTACCAGCGTCAATGTCACTATCACTTCTTAGATAGATCACACGATTATCTCTTAATTCATCCCCATCCTTGACTTTCTCAATGGAAA